ATATAATATCTCAACCTTATCCTATAAAAACAGCAAAGTGGGAAACTTTATTTACAAAAATAAAGGATGGACGGGTTACAAAACCTGAACAGTGCGGACAAAACATGAATCAATACCCAATTTTATTAAAAGATGAAGAGCATGATATTTCAGTAGAGGATGGGGTTGTTGAAGTGACCCATGCACCAACTGGCTGTATGTTAATTAAAAGAGATGTCTTTTCCAAACTAATAGATAAGTACCCTAATATGGATATAAAACAAAAAACTGTTATAGATGGAGAGTTTATAGATAGACCTCATTTTTATGCTTTTTTTGATACATATTATGACACACAATCAAAAAGATACTTTGGTGAAGACTTTGCTTTCTGTCGTTTGTGGAAAAACATCGGTGGTAAAATGTATTGTTATATTAATGACTACATAACTCATGTAGGTGAATTTCAGTATACAGGTAGACTTTTAGACGAGATGACAAAGCAAGGTGTTGAAAAACCTTGTGATACAGAGTAGAATAACAGTATTTAAATAGGAGATTTTTTTATGGCCTTACAAGGACTCATGTTACCCATTCTTATAGGTGGTGGGATTGGAGCCGTCTCAGCTTTAGCAAGAGGTGAATCAACAAGAAATGTTTTTAAATCAATGGGGTTAGGTGCTTTATTTGCCGGTATTGGCGGAGCACTATTTAAAGGAGCTGGTTTAGGTGGTGGAACACCTGCGGTTCAAGCAGCAGGAGGTCTTGACGCAGAGGCTGCTAGAGCTTTGACACAAGAATTTGGTACAGAGGCTGCCATGAATTTAGCACAACAAACGGCACAAGCACCCCTAACAACAATGCAGTCAATCGGTATAGGTACTACAGCCGGTGCTTTGGGCGATTCAATGGCAATGACTAGACCAACTATGGAACAACAGCTTGCAAGCGCGTCACCTTATTCTGAAGAAGATTATGCAATGGCTTATTCTAAGGCAAGAGATAATTTATCGGGTATTACTGAACGAGCACCTGTTGAGCCAGCATTAGCTGCTCCACCCGCAAACCAACAACAAGCTTTATATGATTTTCAATCTCCAAGATATCAATTAGCACAAGGAGGTATAGTTGATGCTATGCCTAAATATAGAGAGGGTGGTGTAAATTATCTACCAAGTAAAACAGATCACGATGAGTCTGATGCTACAAATTACGTAAGAGCTATGGGTTATGTTGAAGATGGTTCAGGTAACGGCGACAAAGATGAAGATACTATGTTAGCACAACTTGCAGATGGTGAATTTGTATCACGTGCAGATGCCATTTTAGGTGCGGGTATTATGTCAGGTGCTAATCCAAAAGATATGAAAGATATGAGAAGTAAAGGAGCTAAGTTTTTTTATAATCAACAAGATCAGCTCAAAAGAATTTATGACATTGTAAACGATGGAAGTAAAACAAGTTAGTGTTGAGTGTGTAGATGTTTTTTGGGATAAGGTTAAAAGTTGGATTGAGCGTGTTGTAAAGCAAACAAATGGCAGGCATACTCTTGAAACAACATATAATCTCTTAAAACAAGGAACTATGACTATGTTTCTAATCACTCACAAAAAAAAAATAACAGCTGTGGTGGTGACACAAAAAGTTTACTATCCAGCAAGAAACGCATTAGGCTTTTTATTTATTGGAGGTAGTCAAGTTTGTAAACATTTAAAAAAAATTGAAGAGTTTTTTATTGAATATGCACGAAGTTTAAATTTGGATATAATTGAGTGTTTAGGAAGAAAAGGTTGGATGAAAGTTTTAAAAGAACAGAAACAAACAATGAAATTGACAGGATATGCATATGAGATTTTTGCTTAAATTAATACCAAACAAATTAAAAATTTGGCTTTTAAATATTTTATATAAAGATATTGCTGGTAAAGGAACATGTGGTGACACAGAGTTAGCTCACATTAACAAAGATGAAGCTCTACTTCTAAAATTAGCGGGTGGTTCAGGCACAATAAATGAATGCACAGGATTAAGACAATATGGTAAAGGTGGTGGAGGTAGTGCACCAGCTCCAGCTCCAGCTCCGTCTGCACCTGAAAAACAAACAACTATTTCTCGTGAAGCTCCTGAAATTGAAGCTAGAAAACTTGCTTTATACGATGAAGCGATAGAACTTTCAAAAGTTCCAATAGCTGTGCCTAGTTATCAAACAGCAGGACCTTCTCCTCTTGAACAACAAGGTTTTCAGGTTGCAGGAACAGTTGGTGTGGGTTTACCGGCACTTCAACAAGGTGTAGGTGCTTTGACACAAGCAGGCACACAAGCTATGTCATTACCTGACATTGAGGCTTTTTTCAATCCTTATGAACGATATACAATTGATGAAATTAACAGACAAGCAGCTATGAAACAAAATGCTTTATCAGCTCAAGCTGTTGCAGGTGGTGCGTTTGGTGGGGGGCGAGAGGGTGTACAACGTGCCGAGCAAGAGAGAGCACGTTTGCAGACATTAGGTCAATTACGTGGACAAGGCTTTCAAGCTGCTTTAGGTGCTGCGCAACAGCAACAAGCTTTTCAACAACAAGCATTGTTAAATCAAGCTAAGGGTTTTTCTGACCTTGCTAACCAACAACAACAAATGCAACAACGAGATATTCAAAGTCAATTACAAGCTGGCGCAATACAAAGAGATATTGCACAAAGAGCCTTGACTGCTGAAAGACAAACAGATGTAGCAAGAGCTTACGAACCATTTCAGAGAATAGAATTTCAAAAAGGTATCATGACTGCCCTACCAACAGCTGCTTCGCAAGTCACAGCCGGAACTGGTCCTGGTGTTAATCCTTTTGCTCAAGCTATAGGTGCAGGTGTAGGTGCTTACAAAGCGTTTGATCTTTTAGGTGGCACAGGTATTTCCGGTGGTGGTAAGGCATGAGCAAAGTATTAAAAAGAAAATTATTTAGGCACAAGTATCAAACAACCACGAACCAAGTGCCAGGCTACCGAGCAGGTGCCTTTTTAGACACTCTAAGAACACTTGCTAATGTTGCTACTCCTTACACACAGGGCGCAAGAATGTTTGCACAACCTTTGATGCAACGTGGTGTTCAATTTGGTCAAAAAGTTGCTGAATCACCAGCAGGAAAATTAGCAGGCAGAGGTATTAAACGTTTAGGAGAAAATCGTTTTGTAAGAGGTCTAGGTAACGTAATTTCTGCAGCTGCCCCTATAGGTGCTGTTGGTTATGGTGCTAAAACTTTATACGATTTAGGACAATCTGGTGTGGCTGCTAGTCGTGGTGACTTTGATCAAGCCAAAACAGAATTAGGTGAAGCTGCAGATTCAGCTATAACAGCGGCTTACAATATACCATTTGTAAGAAAAGGTGCACAATTGTATTCAAAAGCTGGAAAATATTTAGGTTTGCCCGGAGAAGGTAGAGGTTTAAGAAGACTTGCTCAAACTGTAACACCAAAATTTACTAAAAGCTTTTTGGGAGGCGCTGGTTTTGAGGCAGGTTTAGTTGGTGCAGATGCTGCTTTACCTGATTATGAACCAAATCTTTTTGAAGAGAAACCAAGGGCGCATAATTTATTTCCTCCAACACCAGAAGATGAGGCAAAATTAGATGGCACTAACAACAATGTTTTGACACAACAAACAGGAGAGACAACAGAGACTGATAGACAAGCTGTGGTTGGTGAAGGTGAACAATCAGCAGTAGAAAAAAACGCATCTAGTGAACAAGAACTCGCTAACCCTAATGTGTTAGGTAGAGATGTATTGACAGCAAGTCGTGATGAACGCAACAAAAATGTTGTTCTAAGAGAAGAAAACCCAAAATTATACGAAGACATAATGGCAGGGAAAGATGGTGCTTTAACAAAAGAAATGCAAAACCAGTTTGACGAACAGTATGCAGATGCTAACGCACAAACCTATTCTAAACGAACAGATCCATATTCAACAGTTCAGACTGATTTAACAACTTTGGGTAATGAATTACAAAAAGCTGAATACGATAACAGTAAAGCTATGGCTTTAGTGGATAAATATGCAAAGACCATTGATGACAAAAAGAAACAAAGTTTTGAAGAGTACAGAAAAAGATATCAAGAAATGACCGGTGATGATGGCACAAATAATTACAGAGATTTAGCTATGTTTAAATGGGCTATGCGTATGATGAGTGGTAAGACCACACAAACAGGTATGGGTGGTTTTTTTGATATACTTGGTAGATCATCTTCCGCGCTTGCTGATGATATATTAGCTATTGATCAAAGTGAAAAAGCACAAAGAAGAGCATTAGCTGATAGATATATGAATTATGAAGCACTATTTGATCAACAAAAAGATCAACAACTGTATAATATATTTACTCAAAAATTAGGACTTATTCAAAATGTTCAAGAGAAAAAATTCTTATCGGACCAAGACATGATAGATAAAATGTTTGAAATAAATAAATTACAGATTGAAGCTAGAACAGATGCGGCAAAATTACAAAATGAAGCTTTTAAAAATTATTTTAAAGTGGGTGATGGGACTACATATAAACTGCCAGATGCTAATGTTTTTGGTGGTGAAAGAATGATTACCCTTTATCAAAACGATCAAAAAGTACCTATGTTTTTTAATCCAGCAAAGGGAAAATTAGAACCTTTTATGATAAATGGAAAACTTGCTGACATAGATAAATTATCTAAAGTAGAATATAACGCAACGAAGTTAGCTGAAATCTTTGATCAAATGAAGTCAATTGATGAAGCTATGCGTTATTCGGATCAGTTTAAAAAAATTACTAGTGAAGAGGGGTTTGGTGATGGTATTATTGGTTTATCTGGTAGCGTAGAGCTTTTATTAGAAAACTTAGGTGATGTTCTTACCCAGTTGCCTGTTGCTGGACCAAGTTTAGCAAAGTTTTTAGGTCATAGTGAACTTTCTTCTATGATGGTTGGTGGAGATAATTCAGCATTCAAACAACAATTAGCTAAAATTTCAGATCCAAAGGAAGCTGCAGAAATTTTAAAGCGTTACGATGACGATATAGGTCGGGTTACTAATAGAAGTTATGTTTTAAAGGTTGCAAAAGACAGAGGTATTGCTGCCGATGATGAAGCAAAATTAGCGGCTTTATCACAATTATTAATTATTGAGCAAAGAATGAAATATAATGTAGCGCACGCAAACAAGGCCGGTGATAGACTTGCAGTTTCAGATATTAAAAGTGCTGAAGGAAGAACTCAGATATTTACAATATTTAAATCAAGAAGAATTATTAAGAAAAACTATGAAAACTTTGGCATTGAAATGACGGGTACCTTTGCAAAACAGTTTGATAAGTGGAAACAATTCGGTGGTGATCCAAATGCGATTGCAAGAGCTTTTCATGACAATGCGTTTGTTAAAGCACTTTTGGCTGAACAAGATATGAAAATTGAACAAGTTGGAACAGAGGAAGAAATATTGGAAAGATTAAAACAACAAGGTTTACTGAGGTAAATTATGGATTTAGATCAATTACAAGAATCATTTGATAAATTTGAGTTTGACCCTACGCAACACACTCCTGAACAGTTAGCAACAATTAACCAAGCTTTTCAAGGGGGTGTTCTTAAAAATTTTAAAAACGTAGGTCAGTATGAATCTGTTAGAAAATCAGCACAATCTAATATTGCAGCAGGTATAGAAAAAGCTGAAGAAACAGTGCCTGGAATTAATGTTCCGGGTGTTGGTCAAATTATGACTGAAAGAGCAAGTTATGAAACAGCTGTTGATGTTGCAGGGTCTTTAACGCCTTATGTGATGGATCGTAAAAAATTAATTGAGGCGTTTGATCCTACAACAAGTAATCAATTTGGTGTTAATTATAGGAAAGGTTTTGCTAAAACAACAGCCGACATGGCTGACAAACTAAGTAAAATACCTTTTGTAAAACGTTTTGGTTTACCAGGAAGATTATTTGCAAGAACAGTTGGAGCACTTGCAAACGCAGCCAATAAGACAGATGATTTTTTACGTTTTGGTGCAACACAAGCCGCTCGGACAGAGTTAAAATCTGTGGTAGGAGGTAGCTTAGGTGCAGGTGCTGGCTCCGCGATGTTTGATGTTGTAAACAATTTTCAAGATGATGTAGCTGTTGGTGTACAGTATGATTTAGCCGATGTTTCACAAAAAGAAATTGATGCTTTACCTCCAGTACAAAGAACTTTTGCGCACTCTATGGAAGCTATGAAAAATTCACTATTATGGGCAGGTGGTATGAATGCTTTTGTACAAACTGCAGGCATAACAGCAAAAGCTTTTGCTAAATTTTTAACAGGAACAGGCACACCACAATCAAAAGAAATTGCAGAAGAGGCCAAAAAAAGAGGTATTAACCTTAATTTAGGTCAAGTAGCAAATGACAATACAGTACTAGGTAAATTTGTAAAAACATATTTTGAAACTTTGGGTATTATGCCCGGTGTTTCTGTAGTGGGTAGAACACAAAGATTAAAACAAGACAAAAAAGTAGCTGAGTCTATGTTTGATTTTGCAGAAAATTTTGCACCTGTAACAACCACACGTTTATTAGGTTATGAGGCTTTAGATGTCATAGATAATAATTATGTTCAGTTTATGAATTTGATTGACGAAAGTTTTAAATCTTTAAAAAATTCAGCTGAAAAGTTTGATAACCCAAGAATGATACCAACTAATAAGTTAAGAGAGATGGCTTCTAATTATATGGGTGAGTTACAAAGTGCAGAACTCAAAGGTTTAAATTTGTCTGAAGATAAAAACTTTCAAAAAATCCTAGTAAAGAATCAACCTATCAACGCTTTGTATCTAAAATTCGGTGAAAAAGGGATATTTGATGAAAAAACTTTTTTAACACCACTTGAGTTTTTACAACTTAGAAAAGATATTACAGCAGCAGTAAAAGCCTCACCAAACAATAGAAGTATATTAGAAGCTGCTACCGGATTGAGAAGAGCTTTAGATCAAGATTTTGCTTCAGTAGGACAAAAAGAAGTTCAAAAGGAAATACTTGAAAAAAGTCCTTTTTTGCAGGGTAAGACATTTACTAATGCAACAGAAAAAGACAAGTTTGTTAAAGAACAAACAGATGAATTAGCTGCTTTTGGTAAAGATTTAGTTACAAAGTTTCAAATGTACTCGGCAATAACCTCTCCTTTTGAAAGTATGACAGCTAAACAATTACAGGACTTTGGCGATTACCTGTTTACAGCAAAATCAGAATTAGGTATTAAAGGTAAGGGTAAACACCCTAGTGAAATGTTTGATACAGTAATAACACAAATTTTACGTGATGGATCGCCAGAAGCACTTAATGAATTAAGGTTTTTAGTAGGAGCTACTGACAAACAATTTACTAGAAAAGTAAAAGTTAAAACACCTGAAGGTAAAATTGTTGAAGAACAAATGCAAATTGGTGAAAATTTTATGAACAGGTTAACCTCTCGTTTTATTTATGACGCCTTCTTTAAATCTTTTGCGAGACAACCTGATGAAGCAGTAGCAAGAAACATGGATTTATTTAAAAAGTTACAAGAGCAAGATATGATGAAAGGTACTTTTGCTGATGAAATTTTAAACGCAACCGGAACTCAGGACATATCTAAATTAAAAAAAATTCAAGCAGAAAAAACAATGGCTAATAATGTTGAACGAATTAGAAAAGATCAAATAGAAGTTGATCTAGCTCCTGATAAATTAGGTGAGTTTGAAGGTGTTGAAAAACTAAGACAAAATTTGGGATTAACAAAAGCAGATGGTAGTATAAACCAAGCTGGTAGAGAAAAACTTGAGATATTGTTTGGTACAGGTCAAAAAGGCAAAGATCATTTAAACGATCTTGAAAAGTTTCTTGATACACTTGACACACATTATTCACAAGCTATAGGCGATAGTAGTAAATTTTTAACAAGAAGAATTGGGTTGGTGGGTTTATCTATAGGTGCAGGTACTATAGGTGCTCTGACAGGTGGTATAGGAGTAGGTTTTACTGGTTTAATTTTAACACCATTATTGTTAAGAGGTGCAGGTAAATTAATAGCTGACCCTAAATACATGAAAGCTTTACTTGATGTGTACACCCCTGACGAAAGATATAAAATGCTAGGTAAATTGAATCCCTTAGAGCCGTTAGGTAAATATTTGTCACCATCCAAAAGACGTTCATTAGGTATCTTGTTAAATTATTTTAAAAGTGATGAAGATGAAGTTGATGTGGATCCAGCAAAAATGACAGCGGAACAAATACGAGACTATTTATTTGGTAAAAAAACTTTAATAGATAATACATCTTTACAAATGTCAGACTTGCCACCAAATATGAAAAAGAGAATGTTTCCTGATGCATACTTATATGAAAGAGCAAGTCTTGAAGATAAGGCTAAATATGATGAGATGATGAGAGGTGGAATGAATGCTTTGGCATTTACAAACGCAGTAGAAGATGCAGATAATGAACAAGCTGCAGCCACACAGCAAACACTTAATGCTTTAAGCCTTGATGCTCAAATTAGAAACCCTCAAAGAACGGGTTTGATGCAGATGACACCAACACAACAAACACAGCCAGAAGCTCAACCCACACAACCTACACAACCTACAGGAACACAAATGAACAGGCAAGGTTTATTTGCAACCTTGTTTCCAAATGATCCTTATGGTAATTTACTAGCACAAGGAAGACAAAATGCCTGAACCACGAACCACGAAAGAACATATAATATCCCTTTACGGACACATTGAGGGTGTTAAAAAAGATGTGAGGACTATACGAGAGAATCACCTTACTCATATTCACGAAGACATAGATAAACTAGGTGCGAAAGTTGATAAGTTGTTATTTTGGCTCATGAGTGGTATGCTTACCATTATTATAACAATTGTAGGACTAGTCGCATGGATCCAATAAGTATTGCAACAACTGCATTTACTGTTATCAAACAGGGTGTTTCAGTAGGAAAAGAATTACACAGTTTATCTGGACAAATAATTAAGTTTGTCAAACAAATGAGTATTGTAGAAGAAGAACACAAAAAAGAAAAATCAAAATGGTATACATCTTCTAACGAAGAAGCTCTTGATACCTATTTTAAATTAAAACAAGTACACGATATGGAAAATCAACTACGAGAAATTTTTATGTTATATGGAGCGCCCAATGCCTGGAGTGAATTTATTGCAATTAGAACAGATATAAAGAAAAAAAGACAAGCTGCTATAGCGAAAAAGAGAAAAGAAAGAGAGAATTTAATTATGTTATGTGCTTATGCTGCACTTGTAGTTGCTCTTATTGGTTTGGTATCCTTATTGTTGATAAACAGTGGTTTGCTTAAAAACTAGGCAAAAACCGACCGATTTTAAGCGTCATACACGCAAACATTTAATGTCGGACGACCTTTACTACCTACCTAAAATAGACTAATATATTCTAAGTTAACTAAAATAAACCTATAGGAGAAAATAATGAGAAAACGTATGAAATCTAAAGGCTATGCCAAAGGCGGAGCTAAAATGATGAAAGCTATGCGTGGTAAAATGGCCAAAGGTTATGCCAAAGGCGGAGCTAAAAAAGTAATGAAAGCCATGGGTGGTCGTATGATGGCTAAAGGCTATGCCAAAGGTGGAGCTAAAAAAGTTATGAAAGCGTCAAGGGGTACAGCTAGTTTTATGAAAAGCAGTGGCAAACAAGGACAAAAAGCAAAAAACGTGGCAGACGTTACAATAGCAACATTTACTAAAACTTTAAAAGGCATGGGTGTTGGCAACAGAATTACAGCGAATGATATAAATAAAGCTAAAAGACAGTTGCTTAAATAAATAACTTGCCATCTGGTATTTAACATTTATGATAGGGTATGGCTTATTTGATAAGTAACATACCCTATTTTAAAGTATGGGTAAGAAAAGAATTTACACACAATCACAGAAAATATCAGGGTGAATATATTCACGCTCTTGTTTGTTCTGTTACTAGTATCCCTGATAGATGTCTAAGTTTTCAGGTCATTTTCACAGGCTGTGAAGACGAAGAAAATAGACTTGAAAATCCTCATGGTGGAGCTATGTGGGCAAGAATGCCTATTACTGCTCTTGTGGCGGATGAGCCTCTTGATACATATCCTCCCCCTATACAGACTCATCTGGCACAACCATGGGATTGTTCAGCACGAAACTTTGAGGTGATTAAACTTGACAGAACATCGTCAAGTCCGTGGCTTTGTAAAATAGATGGAGAGTTTTATACAGGAAAATATATTTTTACTGTTGACTATACCGGATCAGAAATTGCAGATGATCCAGCACAACATAAACAATCACATGTTATAAGACTTACAAGTGGACCATGGAATGGGTGCATTGTTGCTTTACCAAATAACAGAGTCAGAGTAACTTCTCCAGCTATGTGGGTTACAGGTAAAGGTGCTCCGGATTTTGTACCAAGTCAATGGACACATAGTGCAGAAGAGCATGACAGCTATATGGATTGGGAAACAACATTCAATAATCTATATGCAGATTCAAAGAAAAAATAATTCATTTGAGGTAAATGGTTTTGTAATTAATAAAAAATATAATTACAATGAATTTAGTAGAAACGATGAAGAGACGGGTAGAACCTATAATGTTGGTGAGAACAAAGTACCATCTGTCACAACAATCTTATCAAAAACGCAGAGCGAAGAAAAAAGAAAATCATTAGATGCATGGAGAGAACGTGTAGGTTATCAAGAAGCTGCACGGATCACGAACCAAGCTGCCAGAAGAGGCACAGAAATGCATTATGTTTTAGAACAATATTTACAAGGTATTGGTTATTTAAATTTATCTAAAGATGGTGCGCTACCAAGAATGATGGCTCACACAATTGTTGATAATCTTGACCATTTTAGTCAGGTATACGGCACTGAGGTTAGTTTATCGTACAAGGACCAATGGGCAGGGTCTTCTGATCTTATTGGTGTATATGATAACAAACCAACAATTATAGATTTCAAACAAGCAAATAAACCGAAAAGAGAAGAATGGATTGAAGATTATTATTATCAAATAGCTGCTTATGCTCTGGCACATAAATTAAATTTTGGTCCAATCACACAAGGACTAATATGTGTTTGCACAAAAGACCTTGTATATCAACAATTTAAAATGAATGAAGATAATATAAAAGAGTATGAAGATAAATGGTTTGCAAGAGTAGAAAAATTTTATAAATATTCTAAAACTTCTTCGCCTAAAGTTTGAGCACTTATTTTAAGTTTTTTATTAAGAGCTTTTAAAATAAACTCATCAATAGTTCCTCTAGCAAGTATGTCAATATATGTTACTTTATTTTCTTGACCTATTCTATGTGCTCTATCTTCAGACTGTTGACGCACCTCTAAATCATAACTATTACTAAAATAAATTACAGTATTTGCTTTTGTAAGATTTAAACCATAACCACCAGTTGTTGGATTACCGACAAAAAATCTACATTGTGGATCTTTTTCAAATCGTCTTACACCTTCTTTTCTATCCTCTACTTTAATAGCTCCATAAACAGAAACTGTAGACTCGTCACCAAATTTTATTTTTAATTCATTTATAATTTTAGTAATGGAATTAAGGTAGTTTGCCCAAATTATTACTTTACCATCCAATTCATCAATAATACTAAAAAGTTCTTTCATTTTTACATTTTCTAAATCTGTGGTTACCCCTGTGTCACTGACCATAAAACCACAACATACTTGATGTAATTTTAATATTTCAGTCAACTTGTTAGTGTAAGAGGCTTCTTTGTCTTGAATAATTGCTCTCGCAAACATTTTAAGTTGCGCGTATGCTTTTTGTTGATCACCCGTAAGTTCTACATATCTTTTTTCATAAACCTTATCTGGCAAATCTAGACAATCTTGTTTTTTTACTCTATATGAAAACATTTTTAATTTTTGTTCTAACTCATCTAGATTAGTAAAGTATAAAGGTAAGGCAAATTGTCTACCCGTGTTACCTAAACTTATTGATTTCATTATACAATATCGTGATCTAAAAGCATAATAATTTGTTATACCTAATAATTCAGGATGTAAAAAACCACATTGACTAAATAAATCTAGTGGGGATTTTGTAACAGGTGATCCTGTAAGAATTCTTTTATAAGCTATTGGTTTACAAATTTTTGTTAGTTCTTTTGTTCTTTTTGCCTGTCTATTTTTTATAGTTGTTGCTTCATCTAATATGATCATCATGGTATCATGATACTCATTAATAATATCCTCAACCGCCTTGGAACCAGACTTACGAGAAAATGCTTCTACATTTATTAAAAAGAATGTTAATTTTGTTGATTGTCTTACAAATTTTTTGTCTAATTTATGGGTGTGAATGGTTGTGTCAACAGGACAGTGAGTGTTTATTTCGTCCTTCCAATTACGATAAACCGAGTTTGGAGCCACTACCAAAACGACATTAATCTTTTCTTGTTGATATAAGTAGGCAGCATTGTCAATTGAAACTTTTGTTTTACCCGTTCCCATTTCCATAAAATAAGCATAATTTTTTTTATCAGCACCGGCTATAAGAGCTTGTCTCTGATGCTCGTAGGGTTGTGTCTTGTATTCATATCCCATAATATTATAACTTTATATAAAATAAATCTTGACAAGTCAATGAATAAATTTTACAAAGAAAAATGAAAGGGGGTCTTATGGACTTAGAAGCAGAATCTACCCGAATCAAGGTAGACACTGATGTCACCTCTGACATCGCTACATCTTGCAATAAGCTATTGGAACTTCAGACACAAATGAAAAAATGTGAAGAACATTTAAAATCACTTCACGAAGAAGAACGTTTGCTCTCTGAACAAGAAATTCCAAACTTAATGCAAAAAGCCGGTATATCAATGTTGAAATTGGCAGATGGATCATCTGTTGAAATTAAACCTTTTTATGCTGCAAAAATCCCTGTAACCAAAACTGATGAAGCCTTTAAATGGCTTCGTGACAAAGGATTTGGGGATATTATTAAAAATAATGTCACTGTTACTTTTGGAAAAGCTCAAGATAATGCCGCTCGTGTTATTTATGAAGATCTAAAATCTGCAGGACATAATGTAATTCAAAAAGAAAAAGTAGAATCATCAACTCTCAAGGCGTTTGTACGAGAACAAATTGAAAATGGTAATGATGTTCCTATGGATCTTTTTGGGGTATATGTTGCTAACAAGACTAAAATAAAAGGAGAAAAATAATTATGAATCAAGTCGCAACGAAAAAAGAAAATGCTGTTCAAGCAGCACCTTTATTGGAGGAATATGCAGGACAAGGAACTGAAAATATTACAGCACGTGATACTAAGCTTCCTATCCTTAAAATACTTTATGCTAACTCACCAGTGCTTGATGAAAGTGATGGTAAGTTTAATGAAAAAGCTAGGCAAGGTGATATTTACAATGAGATTACAGGGTCTTTGTACAAAGGCAAAGATGGTATTCTTGTTGTGCCTTGTTTATACGTTAATACTTTTAATGAGTGGAAAGACAGAGGTGATTCCCCTGGCCGTCCAATAGGCATTCATACTGATCCAAGTGTAATGAGAAATACATCACGTGGTGACGATGGTAAAGATAGACTGGAAAATGGTAATTATATTGAAGATACAGGTAATCATTTTGTTTATATTTTGAATAAAGATTATGAGCCTATTGAAAGCGCTTTAATTACAATGAAGTCAACACAAAAGAAAAAATCAAAATTATGGAACTCTATGATTCAATCAAGAAGAATGAAAGGTAAAAATGGTTTTTTCTGTCCACCTTCTTGGGCCACAACATACAAATTGACAACTACGAAAGAATCTAATTCTCAAAATAGTTGGTATGGTTGGGTCTTAGAGTTTGATAAAATCATAGCTGATCAAGAAAAAACTTTACAAATTACACGAGATTTCTACGACAGTGCTAAGTCATCAGAAATTTTTGGTAAGGTAGATTTTGGTCAAGAAAATGCTATGAACGAGACCTCAAAAAAAGAAACCGGCGACGTTCCATTCTAAATGGAAAACGCTCTCTTCAAATTATTTGAAGGCGACAATACCAAATATCTCAAGTCCTCTCTTACGGGAGAGGACGATGAGAGGGGTAAGAAGTCCGCTGATTATTTCACTGTACATGAATCAGTGACCACGGACCTATGGCGCCAGCATTTAAATGGAAAACTAAGGTTAGGTTTACGACCCGAAATTGATGGTCAATGTAAGTGGGGTTGTATAGATGTTGATCCTAATAATTACAAAGATTACTCTGAAAAAAAATATGTTGAAATTATTAAAAAATACAAATTACCATTTGTGCCTGTAAAATCAAAGTCTGGTGGTTTGCACATATTTGTATTCTTTAATGATTTTGCTGACGTTGACAAAGTTATTGCTAAACTATCTGAAATAAACCAACAATATTTTTTGGCGCAAGAAATATTTCCTTGTAATAAGGCAGTAAACATGCCGTATCATAATGAACAAGCAACCATGGAATATGCTTTTGACGATAACAATACACCCGTGCTTGTAGGTAAATTTATAGAATTAGCCAAAAAAAAGATGTTGGCACCAAAAGATTTTTTTGATCTTAAAGTTGAGGAATATGAGGCAGAGTCGCAATGGAGTAATTATCCACCTTGTGTGCAAAAACTTATTCAAGAGGGTTGGAGCGGTACAAATAGAAATAATTTTTTATTTAATGTTTTGGTTTTAGAAACAAAAAAAGATCAATCCTTATCTGTGCAGCAACTTGAACAGATTGCACTATCTAGAAATGCTCAAATATTTAGAAAACCTTTACCAACAGGAGAGGTTGTGGCTTTAGCTAAATCTGTATCAAAAGGTGGTTATCAATTTCAATGTCCACCAAAGCACCCGGAATATCAACCAATTTGTAATAAAGATTTATGTAAGACAAGAAGTTTGGGTATTGGGGATGCCGTGCCAGACATTATAGATGCCTTTGATAATATAAAATATATTCAGGACACAAAAAACATTTGGTATCAATTTGATTTTAAAGGACAGCATGTAACAGTTACACCAGATGATATGAAAGACGAAAAATCTTTTAGGGTGAGGTTGCTGCGCCATAGGATTTATTGGTTAACATTACCTAAACCAAGAAAAGGTCCTAGTCCTTTTGAGCTACTGATGAAATCAATTGTTGACAAGTCAGAAGAAAGTCAAGAACATATATATGCTGACACATTAGAAGAAGAAAGGTATTCTTTATTAAAAGATTTTTTTGAATCACATATTGAACAAGATAAGTTTGATAAATTAAAAGACGGGTATGTGGTGTTAGACAGTAAATCTAATCTTTGTTTTTTTAAAAAACTTACGTTGGATAAATTTATTAAAAAGAATGCATCAAAAGCATTTAACACTACAGCTGATGCACTTAGGTTGTTAGGATGTGAAAGAAAAGACTATCATGAAGGTGAGAAAAATGTTTGGTCAGTAGAGATGCCTGATTTTGTTAATCATCAAGCAATTAAGACTAAAACAAAAGATACAGAAAGTGAAATGGATGACAGTTACCACGACAAATTCAGAACTACAAAAACACAAGGCGCTGCACAAAAAGACGATTAAGATATTTGGTCCTCCAGGAACAGGTAAAACTTATACTTTAATTGAACGTGTGCTAAAAAAATATTTAGCTAAAGGTGTTCATCCAGATAAAATAGCGTTTATATCTTTTACAAACAAAGCTGTGGATACAGCGCGCGACAGAGCTTTAGCAACTTTTACAGAATACACAGAGGATGATTTTCAAAGATTTAAAACTTTACATAAATATTGTAGAAGATATTTTGAAGAGGAAGTGTTTGATCCAAAAAATTGTATGCTTGACTACGCTTTGCAGGCAAAGATTATAAAAACTTCAGACACTCGTCTTTCTGATGACAATTTTACTTACAAGGATTGGTCACTTGGTATATATGATAAAGCAAGAAACATGATGGTTGATCCACGTTTAGTATATAAACAAGAAAGTTATAAAAAAGATTCTTTAGATGTATTTTTGAGAAAAATAGACACTTACGAAAATTATAAAAAACAATCTTTTATTGATTTTACCGACATGATTTCAAGATCTATAGATGAGGTAGACTTCCCTGCGCTAGAAGTTTTAATCCTTGATGAAGCTCAAGACTTTACACCACTTCAATGGTCGGTTATTTACAAAATGGCAGATAAGGTTAAAAAGATTTACTTAGCTGGGGATGATGATCAGGGTATTTACAAATGGAACGGAGCTGATCCTAAATATTTCACAACATATTTTCCTGGTAGAAAAGTTGTATTACGACAAACAAGAAGATTTGGTGAAGCTATACATCATTTTTCACAGATCATAAGACGTGGAATAATTGATAGTGAAGAAAAAGAATATGAAGCACTAGAGAAAAAAGGTGTGGTGAAAAGGTATCTAAGTTTTAACGAAATACCTATTGGAAAACTGCCGGGAACTTGGTATATTTTAGGCAGAGTTAACACAACAGTTAACGAACTTAGAATGAGTGCTAAAGACGCAGGATTATACTATGGTGACAACAAAGGAACCCGATCGTTTGACAGCTCACAGTGGGCGGCCATACGAGCATGGACGAAAATTTCCAAAGGTAAAAAGCTTGACAAAAAAAGAGCTGAAACAATGTTTAAGTACATTCGTCAAATCAAAGACCTAAGCTACCGACGCGACAAATTTTGGAGTTCTCTGCCTGATTACCAAGAATATGATTTTCAAGGTTTAAAAGATTGGTGTGGTTTAGATTTAGATGATGCTGATCAGAGTAAACCTTGGTGGGAAATACTGCAGCGTAACTTTAAGCCAGAGCAAGTGACTTATTTTATTAGATTATTAAAACGATATGGTCAGAAACAACTAAATGAAGAACCACAAATTATTATTGACACTATACATTCTGTCAAAGGTGGTGAGGCTGACAATGTATTAATATATTCAAAAACAAATTGGCCCTCAGCTTTTTTAAATAAAAACATAAATGAAAAATCTGATGAGAAAAGAGTATATTATACGGGTGTTACGAGAGCAAAAAACACTTTACATATTTTATCCACAGACTATAAATATAACTATCCTATTGGTTCGGACTATTTTGTTTATTTACAGGAGAAAAAATGAAAGATGAACTTTCACAACTTTTAATTAAATTTTTTGAAAAACACGGCAAACAATTTGATAGTGAAGATTTAGAAAAATTTAATGAACTGTGGAAAAGTTTTTATGAAACTGTTGATGAAGGAGATAGCCTTTGGAGTAAAGGTAGTCAACATTATAAAAATTTTGAAATACAACCCGGTCAATATATTTTGAGAAACAACATGAAATTTCCTGAAGGTAACGTAATAAAATATACATCAAGGCATGATCAAAAAACCGGTGGTGGTAAAAAAGATATTCTTAAAGCCATACATTATTTAGAGATGATACTTGACAGAGATTATGACTAGTTTGCAACTTACATTTAATTTTAAAAAACACATCTGGTCTGCACCAAGTGACTACAAAGATTTATCCAGCGCAAAAGAGATTGCTATAGATTTAGAAACGAGAGATGATGGTATTACAAAGGGATTAGGTGCTGGATGGGCCACTGGTTATGGTGAAATAATTGGATTTGCAGTGGCTACTGAAGGATGGCAAGGCTATTATCCTTTCGGTCATTTTGGTGGTGGTAACTTAATTAAAGAACAAGTTTTAAGATACATGCATGATATATGTAAACTACCTTGTACAAAAATATTTCACAATGCACAATATGACGTCGGGTGGTTGAAAGCTTATGGTATGGATGTGAATGGTGAGATTATTGATACTATGATAGCTGGCGCTCTGATAGATGAAAATAGATATACGTATAAGTTAAACGCGCTTGCTAAAGATTACTTGGGTGAACTCAAAGCTGAAACTGATTTAGTTGAAGCAGCTAAAGCACACGGAGTAGATCCGAAGATGGAAATGTGGAAATTACCAGCTGAGCATGTGGGTTATTATGCGGAACAAGATGCACGGCTCACGTACCTATTGTGGCAGCGTTTTAAACATGAGATACATACACAGAATCTTGAGACAATATGGGGATTAGAAAAGAACTTATTACCTACACTCATAAAAATGAGACAAAAAGGTATTCGTGTTGATATAGAAAAAGCAGAAAAATTAAAAGTAGATTTTGAAGAGAGAGAAAAAAAAGTGTTAAGCAAAATCAACAAGTTGGTTGGTAAAGATGTTGACATTTGGGCTGCACGTCAAATTGGTTTTGCTTTTGATAAGTTAGGCATAGATTATCCAAAAACACCAAAAACAGGTGAGCCTAGTTTTACACAAAATTGGCTAATGAATTCAAATCATGAAGTATCTAAATTAATAGTTGAAGCTAGAGAGGTTAATAAATTTCATAATACCTTTTTAAATTCTATTATGAAGTATGAATACAAAGGCCGTATTCACGGAGAGATAAATCAACTGCGTTCAGATTCAGGTGGCACTGTATCTGGTAGACTAAGTATGTCTAACCCGAACTTACAGCAGTTACCTGCAAGGAATAAGGACTTCGGTCCTTTAATCAGAGGCCTTTTTCTCCCTGAAGATGGATGTAGGTGGGGTTCTTTTGATTATTCTCAACAAGAACCTCGCCTAGTTGTGCATTACGCCTCAAGTATTGGTGAGGGTTATGAAGGTTCTCAAGAGTTGGTAGAGGCTTATACTAACGCTGATGCTGACTTTCACCAAACTGTAGCAGATCTTGTTGGTATAGATCGTAAACAAGCAAAAACAATTGGTCTTGGTTTAATGTATGGTATGGGTAAGAATAAATTATCAAACATGTTAGGTGTTTCTTTTAACGAAGCGCAAGAATTAATTAATAAATATAATAAAAAAGCGCCTTTCGTAAAACAATTATCAGATAGGTGTATGCAAAAAGCAAACTCAGAGGGTGTAATCAGAACTAAGCTAGGGCGTAAATGCAGATTTGATTTATGGGAACCAAAAGATTTCGGTGTACATACCCCGGAGAAGTTTGAAAACGCCTCAGCAAAATATGGTTCAAGTAATATTAAAAGAGCTTTTACATACAAGGCTTTAAATAGACTTATACAGGGTTCTGCAGCTGATCAAACTAAACAAGCTGTTGTATCGTGTGAGGCAGCTGGCTTCTTACCGATTTTACAAATACATGACGAGTTATGTTTTAATGTTGAGCGTGATGAAGACATTGAAAAAATTAAAAGCGTGATGGAGGCCTGCGTCAAGCTTAAAGTTCCGAGCGTAGTTGACGTGGCAATAGGTAAAGACTTCGGAAAAGCCTCTTAATAATTTATTTTAGCGTTAGCTATATCTCTCTCAATCAATCTTTGTTTTACACAATCAATTTTTTTTTCAAGAGCTTTCATTTCAATAGAATAAACACCAGTTGTTAAGTAAGTATGATTCCATTGATTTTCTAACGCCATTTTTTGAGCAATTAAGCCATCCATGTATCTCTCCTTGTATTAGAATATAATTTTTTACATAAATTGTCAATATGTCTTGACCTATACTAAATAGTTGTGTATAGTTGGGATATGAAAGCAAATATAAAATCAAAAAAAGTTAAAGTATTTTTAGAAAAAATTGAAAACATACTTATGAATGTTCCAACTACAGATTTTGGAGGAAATCCATTAGATGAATCTGAACTAAGTGCTTATGCAACAAAATTAAAGTCGGTAAAATATACTTGTCCTGACACAGAACGAGAATATACTAATATCTTTAACACCGATTTGGCTATGTCTTTCGTAAAATCAGAACACGCAGCCAAATTGGGTGAAGATGTATAATCCTTTTTTATTAGAGACACCCGGTGTAATAAATTTTTCTGGAGGCAGAACCTCTGGTTTTATGCTTAGAAAAATATTAGATGCCTTTGATAACAAACTGCCAGATGACTTGCCTGTAGTCTTTGCAAACACAGGTAAAGAAATGCTTCAAACACTTGACTTTGTTAATGATTGCGCAACACATTGGGATGTCCCTATAGTTTGGGTTGAGTACGACAACGATGCTGAAAACAAAATTAGAATTGTAGACTATGAATCAGCCTCAAGAGAGGGTGAGCCATATGAACAGTTAATTGATAGCAAAAGATTTTTACCAAATCCAGTGACACGTTATTGTACATCTTATCTTAAAATTAAACCTATGCGCGCGTACTGTATGTTTCACAAGGGTTTTGAATATTGGAACAGTTACGTGGGTTTACGATATGATGAACCACACAGAGTCGCACGATTAAGTAACAGAAATAAAAAAGAACGATGGGAAACAGAAGCACCTTTACATGATGCAAAAATTACAGTGCAGCACGTTTTTGATTATTGGAAAAACAATGATTTTGATTTACGTTTACCTAATATAGGTGGTAAAACACCACAAGGTAATTGTGATTTATGTTTTTTAAAAGGTGCAAACACTATAAAAAATATTATGAAGTCTGATCCTAAATTAGCCGATTGGTGGATCAAACAAGAAACTAAAAATTTAGGTACAGGCAATGACAGAGCTGCTTATTTTAGAAAAGATAGACCGAGCTATGCTAAGTTACTTAAAAACACACAAGATCAACTAGAATTGTTTGATTTTGACCAAGCAACCGACACTTGTTTTTGTCACGATTAGAAAGGAGAAAAAATGGATATTACCAAATATAAATCTGTGGCTGTTCGCGCTGAAAACTATAATTTGTTAAAGGGTTTGTGTAAAAAAAAATATAGAACACCCGGGGCATTTATTGAGAAACTAATAAATGATTATGTTACTTTTCAAGCGAATAAAGAAAATAAAACAGAGATTGAATATAAACTATCATTACTGGAGGACAAATGAATAATTTAAGATGGGCACCTTTTTTAGTTTTCAAGGATAATAAAAACTACGCACAAGGTTATAGAGATGAAACATTACAGCACGATGATTATAAAGCTGGCATTCATATCTCTATACCTGATCATCTAAACATAACAACCAACAATGAGTTTGAATATGGTGGGCATAAAATGAAAGCTATACACGTACAACGTTGTTCAGAATTTAAAGATCATGTCTATATATTTGCGAAGGAACAGCCGTGAAATGGATCGTAATATTTTTTTTAGCTAATGGCCTTGAACATGTGCACGGCGAAGTAGATATTTGTGACTATGAAAAAATTTGGGAACAGGTTGACATTTACGAAGCTGAAACAAATAAAGATGTAACAGGTTGGGGTTGTTATGATGAAAAAACTTTTTTGTTAAGGCAGGATGCCAGGAAAAGATTGGGTATAGATGTTTAGTTGGTTGATTGTAACAGTTTGGTTTGAATTTGATAACAAATTATTCATGGAACATTATATTAAAAAAAACAATAGCGTTTGCAGAGATGCTATCTCTCAGGTTGTTGAGTCAGCTAAAAAACAATATCCGGAGCAAAAAATTAAAGCAGCCAAATGTAACGATCCTATCATTTGGTTCAAAAAATATAAACTTAACAAATGGGATCAAGTTAAAGACTAAGGGGGTATTATGGAAACTTTAATCATAGGTCTAGTTATGAACATTTATACGTGGAGTAACGCAGACTTTTTTGTACAACGAAAAAATAATGAACGGGAACATACTTGTGTGTGGGTGGATAAAGGGTGGTCAAAAGCTGATCCAAAAAATCCATCGTTAGATTTATTTGGTTATACAAAATACAAACAAGAATGTGTAATAAAGGAGAAAGAGTAATGCAAGCAAAAGAAAAATTAGTCGTTTATGAAATTTGTGAAGAGTGTCATGGTAATGGGTTTATTAGACCTAACAGATTTAGTGATAAAGATATTGATACTACCTACGTATGTAATGCATGTGGTGGATCTGGTCATTCAGGTAAACATTATGAATGAAGAAAAATTGTTAATACTATGTGTTGAAAACCCTGGATACGCAGCCGCACGTTTACAAAGTCATTATGGCTACACTATGGCTCAACTACAATTGATAAAAAATCGTGCCTCGTTATTACAAACCCGCGAATAGTTATACGAGCATCTCTTGTAGAGAACTTTTTGTAAAAGATTCTCAGTATAGAAATAGACACCGACTAAAAACGCGCGTAATAAAAACCGGTAAAGTTCCTTATCGTTGTTTTAAGTGCGGAAATAGAGGAAGATGGCAGGGAAAAAAATTAACACTTGTCTTGGACCATAAAAATGGTGTAAAACTAGATCACAGGCTACAGAACCTTAGGTTCGTGTGCCCAAACTGCGATAGTCAGTTACCCACGTATAAAAGTAGAAACATCAAGTATCAAGAATCACGGACCAAGGGCCAGCTCAAGTAACCTTTAACTGGAGTTTGTGATGGATTTAAATGAAACAAAAAAAATATTAGATATTCTAAGTAAAAATCTGACCAGAAAAGATTTTAAAAAAGTTATGGATTTTATGTATAGCATATCCATGGGTGTAGAATTTAATGTAACTCAACAATTTTACACTGCTTTACTTAATCAATATTATAAAACTGACGATAAAAAAGAGAATATTGTTAAATTAAAAGTTATGAAGGGTGGAAAACATGCCTAAGAAAGTCTACGATAGATATATGAAAAGATCAATTAATTGGAAACAACTTATTGGTGAAGAAGCTGAGGTAATAAATCCATCTGAGTTAGAGGCTATTGATAGAATGCATTTTATAGATGGTATTTTATCTGATTATTTATCTTTTAAACAAATAGATGAGCCGTTTGCTAAAGCTTACGCAAAAAAATATATTGAAGTTTTATCGGAATTAATAAAAACTTACGGACACTAAATGAATCCATCTCCAGTTTTGCTTAAAAAAATGGGTTTACGTTTTGCCAGAAGTGTCCTGTCCACTAAAGATTTAGAACCTGAGCAAAAACTGTGGCGTGCTGTTGTAATAAATGCAATAGAAGATTGTATGATTGAAC